AGAATCACTCTGGCATTGGCGACGGCATATCTGGGACCTTCCCTGTCATAAAGTTTGAGAAAATTGATGCTACTAACGCAACACTTACAATAAAATCACGCGACGGTGAGATGACAGCAAAGGTAAACCTGGATAAGCCGGAGACTGTACTAACCAAGCAGTATGACAGAGTTCCTGCAATGAATTTCTACATTGGTACTATGCCAGCAACAGCTCGTCAAGCATTCAATCTGTTTCAACACAAGAAGAGTGATAAGCAAGGTGTGGCGGAAGGCTCAGCTGGCCCAACCAGTAAAGCTCCTTTGGAAGAAGGCAAGATGGCCGAACTAGATGACGATTTAGAAAATCTAAGCGATGAAGAATTTAAACGAAAATATAACATTACCAAAGAAAAAGCTGAAAAGATATTCTCTAGCAGTCATCGATGGACTGATGACGGTGAGAGTCTGCATGAACAAGGTGCGGCGGAAGGCTTGGACGCAAATCAAAAGCGTGCTGGTCAACTTGGCCCTACAGAAAAAGTAGGCAAAAATGAAAAGAACTTACGAGGTAGGTTGGTTGGCAACGAAAGCATTGATTTTGACATAGCAAGAATAAGAAAACTATCAGGATTGTAAAATGTCTATATCTCAAGAAATAAAAAAACTTACTGAAACGCTATCGCATATTGAAGAAGGTGATAGCGTTTCTCCGATGCATGGAACATTGTCCGATTTAGTCAACATTGTTCGCGAAAGAGATCATACTTATAAAGGAACTCTAGGCTGGGGATCTAAATTTGGCTTGATTAATCAGCATAAAGAAGGTGAAAATGGTATAATTGTTTTTGCTGATAGTGGTTTAGGACAAATTTGGATTAAGGTGCCCCAGAAGAATATTGACCGAGCTAAGGCAAGCGCCAAAACTAAAAAACCTGATCTTTCTACACTAATACCACTAGACGGGGTAGAAGTAAAGTATACAGACGATGAACAAAATATTAATTGGCATGGTAGCGCACAGAATTTTATTCCGCTGTTCAACAAGGGTAAATTCCCTCCGCCATTAGTAGCAGCACCCAAAGATGAAAGTCAGCATTACTATCAAGGATCAAGTTGGGACAAAGCAGGAACACTTGAGCGCACTTCTCTACCTGAACCAGAACCTGATACTAAATCGCTATATCGTCCCGGTATCAGTTCGGATGAAGTTGTTGATATGATGAAAAAATCAGGACAAGATGCCGATCAAAAAGTAAAGCAAATTAACAGAGATTTAGAGCGAGATATAAAAGCTCTAGATGAACCCGATTTCAAGGACAAAAAGGCTAAGCCTCCTGGAATAGGACCTGCTAACGATGATGTATACGAATCACTTGCAGAACAAATTAAAGCACTCACTAATACCTTAACCAGTATAGAAAGAAATGAAGATTGATGAGGTAACTCGCAGAGATTTTCTCAAAGGATTAGGAGCAGCCGGTGTTGCAGCCGCTACCGGTGCTAAATTGCCTGGTGCTGCTGCTCCAGCCGCTGCCGCCGCAACAACAGCAGCCGCAGCAGCACCAACAGCCGCTAGCGTTAGCTCGTTAGTCGCCGCAGCCGCAGATTGGGTAAAGGGTTACTTTGGTTCTGTTTATATAAACACTGACTATGATGATGAAGATACGGAATGGGATCCCGGAGAAAACGATCTAACTGAGATCGGAGAAAAATACGGACTTATGCCTTGGGGATCCGAGTATCACTCGTATGTATCCCCTAACGGAGTTAAATATCTTTACGCTGAAATAGATAACTCGCAACTGCTAGACCAAGTGCTAGTATATCAAGATCCTAAAAGCGGTGAAGCTAAAGTGGAACATCTTGACTGGATCAGTGATGATACAGATGATTTTACTGCGCCAGATGGAAAATTCCATGACGATCATGGTAACACTATTGATAAATCAGCAGACAGTCCAAACAGCAGACCAATTCTAGACAGAAAACAAGCAGGGGAGTATGTTGACCGAATGGTTTCAGGCGTAAAATTTAATCCTGAAAAAAATAAAGATCAAATAGCCGAGCCCGAAAAGGACCAAGCTACTAGCGCAGTTAAAACTCTAGCAAAACACGGCGCCGCAGATGCTGTTATAAGCCGATTGGCACAGTTGGCAGGCGTTAAAGCACTGTCAAGTACAAACAGTAAGAAAGACGAACCAATCACGCCTGTAATGAATCCAGATGATATGAAAACCGCAGATGATGAACCCGAAGATATCAAAGCACTGCCCGATCTCTCAAATGATGATAGTGATGAAATACTAAAGACCACTGTAAAGCCTACTCAAACAATTGGCGCAAAAAAGCCTAAATAAAAATCTGTTTTCCCTCTTCAATGATAAATACATTGACATATCAGTTGATTAGCGTATAATCAATGATGTGTTAGTTGTCTCCTGACAACAAAACATAAAGCACAGTATAAAGCTCAACACATAGCACATTTTATAAGGAGAAACAAAAATGGCTTCACTTCAAGAGATTCGTGCCCGCATTGCGGCACAAGACAATAAGACCCAAAACAAGGGTGCAAAGTCACAATCAGATAACGCAATTTTCCCACACTGGAACATTGACGAAGGTACAACCGCAGCAGTGCGATTTCTTCCAGATGCTGATCCCAAAAATGAATTCTTTTGGGTAGAACGCAAGGTTATCAAACTTCCGTTTAACGGAGTTACAGGAAATCCTAGTATCAAGCAGATCACAGTTCAGGTTCCGTGCATGGAAATGTATGGTGAGAACTGCCCCATTCTTGCAGAAATTCGTCCATGGTATAAAGATGAGTCTCTCAAGACAATGGCTAACAAGTATTGGAAGAAGAGTTCTTTCATCTATCAAGGATTTGTCAGACAGAACCCGCTCGGTAATGACAAGACTCCAGCGAATCCAATTCGTCGGTTTGTTATCACATCTCAAATTCAGGGACTTATTCGCGCATCGTTGATGGATCCTGAAATTGAGAACATGCCTACTGATTATATGCACGGTCTTGACTTTAATATTCGTAAGACAGCAGGTAAGGGCGGGTATGCAGAGTATGTCACATCCAGTTGGGCGCGTAGAGAATCCCCGCTAACCGAAACTGAGCAGGCTGCTATTGACTCGCACGGTTTGTTTAATTTGGCAGACTTCTTACCAAAGAAGCCAAGTGAAGCAGAATTGCGAATCATCAAGGAGATGTTTGAGGCTAGCGTCGATGGTCAGCCCTACAATCTAGAGAAGTGGGGAGCATACTATCGCCCATATGGTCTTGATGCTCCTGTTGGAACAACTACAACAACCGCGGCTGCTGCTCCGTCAGCAGACGTTGATGAGGAGTATGATGCTCCGGTAGTGACAACCGCACCCGTAGTAGTGCCTCCTAAAGCAACCTCAAGTGATAAGGCCCAAGATATTCTAGCGCAGATTCGCGCTAGACAGAAAACAGCCTAAGGTTTTGGGGGAGAGTAACCTCTCCCCCTATTTAATGAGGAAACTATTATGACACTCCCAGATGAGAGATATAGAGCTATTAAGCAAGGTAAGAAATTACTAGAAGAACTATGCGATCCAGGTAAAACACCCCGAGTACCTTCATTGGTGAGAGATCGCGCACGTGGTGCTTTAAGGCACTACCCGAGTGATTATGAACTTGATATGATTGCGGAGAACTGTCCTGAACTACTTGACAGAGAACCGTTTTCTGTTAAAATTAGAAAAGCAAAATAGGAGAATACTTTGACTAAACCATTTGATCCTAGTAAATTTAGGAAAGATATCACTAAGGCTATTGAGGGTCTTAGTATTGGGTTCAATGATCCAACAGATTGGATCTCTACAGGCAATCATGCCTTGAATTATTTGATTAGCGGAGACTTTAACAAGGGCGTGCCACTTGGCAAGGTAACTGTATTTGCGGGCGAGTCGGGCTCGGGCAAAAGTTATATCTGTTCCGGAAACTTAGTTCGCCACGCACAAGAACAAGGCATCTTTGTTGTGCTTGTTGATTCGGAAAATGCACTAGATGAAAATTGGCTAAAAGCACTTGGCGTTGATACATCAGAAGAAAAGTTGCTAAAGTTAAACATGTCAATGATTGATGATGTAGCAAGAACCATTAGCGACTTCATGAAGGATTACAAGGCTACATATGACAAAACTGATTCCGAAAATCGCCCTAAGGTTCTATTTGTAATCGATTCGCTTGGTATGTTACTTACTCCAACTGATGTTAATCAGTTTGAAGCAGGTGATATGAAGGGTGATATGGGACGCAAGCCCAAAGCACTTACTGCACTAGTTCGCAACAGTGTTAATATGTTTGGTAGTTGGAACGTAGGATTGGTTGCTACTAATCATACATATGCCTCGCAGGATATGTTTGATCCAGATGATAAGATCAGTGGTGGACAGGGATTTGTTTACGCATCATCTATCGTAGTTGCTATGAAGAAGTTGAAGCTAAAAGAAGATGAAGATGGCAACAAGGTTAGTGAAGTATTAGGTATTCGCGCCGCATGTAAGGTGATGAAAACACGCTATGCAAAGCCTTTTGAAAGCGTACAAGTTAAGATCCCGTATTCAACTGGTATGAATCCATATTCCGGATTACTTGATCTGTTTGAGAAAGCAGGCATTCTTACTAAGGAAGGTAATCGCCTGAGCTACACAACTGAAGATGGAGAAGTAATCAAGTATTTTCGTAAGGGATGGGAATCTAACGATAATGGTTGTTTAGATACGGTGATGACTGAATTCCAAAAATCTAAACAAAGAATGATAAGTAATGTTAAACCTGAGGAGGTCTAACAATGAGCGTAGAACTTGTAGCAGATATTTGGGCTTTACTTAAAGAAAATATTGATTACGGTACCCGCCGAGAATCAGCAGATGATCTTATTAATCTGCTAATTGATAATGACTTTAGTCCAGCCGATATTAAGCAAGCATTTAGACGCGATACTGAAATGCTTGCTGCTCTGAGAGACTATAAAGAACTTCATCAAGATGATGATGAAGAAGAGTATGATGAAGAAGAGTACGAAGAACAGGAAGAAGATGAAGACCGCTGGTGATATACCTAATACTAGGCAAATGCGAGAACTAGCAGGTACATTGTGAATTGGTATTCAAAGATCACAGTTAACCTAAGTTCTATACCCGACTTCATAGCATACTATGAAGCAGAGTTGAATAGTGCTAGGTTTGATGTGGGCATAAAAGGCAAGGTTGAGAAAAATCTTGCCGATTTGCCTGGTGTTACAGAGCATAGATTTAACCAGCTTCAAGAAATTGAAGCTGTGTTAAATTACCTCAATATTCAACTACGTAAGATTAGACGCAAGCACTTTCAAAAATACTTAGAAGCATATAACCGAGCGTTGTCTAGCCGTGATGCAGAAAAGTATGTAGATGGTGAGGAAGAAGTTATTGACTTTGAAACTATCATCAATGAAGTAGCACTTATCAGAAATAAATGGCTAGGAATACTTAAAGGAATAGAAAGTAAAAATTTCATGTTAGGCCACGTGGTTCGTCTTAGAACAGCCGGCATGGAAGATGTTGCACTTTGACACACACTTGTAATAAATAGATTCAGAGGTGCATGTTGATGGATAGACAAACCAGTATTAATTACTTGATCTACCAACTTGATAGTCTTTTTACTAATGTAGTCATCACTGATCATCCCAACCACAACGGTACCGGGTATACAAGAATAACTTTCACTCATGACAGAATGCCCGGAATTATTCATTTTTTTAACCCCACTTTCATAAAAGTCAATACAAACAATGACTTAGCTATGATTTATGCTTCGGTACAGCAGGTTGTTACTGGATTAAAAGAATTGACTTTAGCCCATTAGTCTGATAAACTATCTTTATCTTAAGTAGACGGAGCGAGACAAATGGGCTATCGCAAGTTGACCGAGCAGGAGCGCAAGTTTCAGCCGCGTAAGGGCCTTGAAGGTCCGTTCTACTACCCGTCCGGGGCAGTCCTGTACTATGATGTCATTGAGGGAAAGTACTGGGATCCGACTACGGACTTCTACGTTTCCAATGAGGACGTTGCTTTTCTAAAGCAACAGATTTTCGATATCGTAAGTCGTTGATTTCCTTGGAATTATAATTCTTGCTATATTAGCTACATTCCTGTAAAATACTTGTATTGAATTGATAAACGGGGTAGAGATGAAAGCGTTGCAAATGTTCGTAGTTCAGAAGAATCACTGGAACAGTTTCTTCAAAGGTGCTCAATATGAGATCGCCACTGCCGCAGGTCGGCAGCAGGTTGCAGACATGATTGATGCGGCTCTCAGCCCTGAGAACTTGACCTGCGATGGCGAGCTGAGCCGTTCAGAAGTTAACCGTCGTTACAAAGAGTTGATGACGGCTGCGAAGCAGTTGAAGCGGTTAGATCCCGGCGTCAAGTTTTACGAATGGGAAGACGCAATTTAAGGTTTGCAGTAGTTGACTTTTAATAAATTTAGATTTATAATACTTGTATTGAATTGAGAAACGGAGTGAAAATGTCAGCATTAGTTTGTATCAAGCGTGGAAGCTATCGTGGTAATCGCATTCTCAATGCGAAGGTCCTGTTAGTTAAGGATTTTCAGACTGGCAAGAAGGGCAGTTACATTACTGTCAAGAATACTTTGTTCCCGAATCTTGATATTGAAGATATCAAGATCAAGGTTGAATCGAAAGACGATTACACTTTCGTTGACGGAGGGCCTGACAGCACGGCTGTAGTAGAGCAGAAAGAATCTGCCTGTTCGGATGATGAAGCAATGAACCGCATTGCTACCCGTTTCGCAGTATTGGATGAAATGTCCAAAGCTTGCATCAACGGTGACATCCGCGCTATGATTGTGTCAGGCCCTCCGGGCGTTGGTAAGTCTCACGGCGTTGAAATGCAGATGGAGAAGGCATCTTTGTTTGACAAGATTGCCGGTAAGCGTGATCGTTTCAACATCATCAAGGGTGCAATTTCCGGTATTGGTCTGTTCGCTACTTTGTACAAGTATTCGGACAAGCGCAATGTGCTGGTATTCGATGACTGTGACGTTTGGGAAGATCAGGATGCACTGAACATTCTGAAGGGTGCATTGGATTCTGGTAAGCGTCGGCGTATTTCTTGGAACAAGGATTCGCGTCTGCTTCGGCTTGAGGATGTCCCCCATCAGTTTGACTTCAATGGGTCTATCATTTTCATCACCAATCTTGACTTCAATGATCGTCGGTCCAAGAAGATTAAGGCTCACTTGGATGCACTTCAGTCTCGCTGTCACTACTTGGACCTGACTATTGATACCGAGCGTGACAAGATTCTCCGTATCAAGCAGGTTCATCGTGACGCTGACGGCGGGCTGTTCAAGGAGTATCACTTTCAGAACGGTGAAGGTGACCAGGTTCTTGAATTCATGTTTGCCAATGTCAAGCGGCTGCGTGAAGTGTCTCTGCGTATGGGTTTGAAGATTGCAGACCTAATTAAGATTAGTCCTGACAATTGGAAGATGCTGGCTGAGAGTACTTGTATGCATCGGGTTGGCATTAAGCACGAATAAACATGGATAAGTGCAGTCAATGTGAGTTTGACTCAGACAGTGAGGTTAGGGCAGTATGAATGAGCGAGTAGTAGAACTGTATAAGCAAGCCCTAAAGTTTGCATATGAGACAGCGGGCGTAGATGCTGAAAAAGGAACCATTCTAGCAAGTTTAACTGCGGGAAGATTCGCCGAGTTGATTGTGGCAGAATGTTTGGCACAGGTTGATAAAGTAGATGCTATGCTTGATGATGATAAAGAAAAAACAGGTGTAGCATGGGTTGGATTAGCAATTGCAAAACATTT